AAGTTCCACTTAAATGTGGTTGCCTATAAATCTACTTAATACCTAAAGGCGTAAAAAGTACAGTATTAAGTTTTTATCATAATCTTCCCCTAACAATAGGGGTTGCGTATTATAAAACTGTAGAAGGTTAGACTATTTACAGTAATTCCATTCTTATCTAACTGAGAATGGAGTATTACTCCTTTTTTCTGCATAGCAGGGATAAGGAGTACAAAGTCGTGTGGTGTAATTAGGTAGCATAATTGACTGTTAATCATTTGGTATAGGTTCGATTCCTATCGTGACTGTAAAACTATGATATCAATTATATCTTTAATTTTATGTATTTCCTTTACTTTAGGCAGTATTTATGGCTTAATTAAAGGAATTATAACTATAATAGATTCGAAAAAAAGAGTTTATAAATTAGAATCTATTGATAAACACTTAAAAAATAGACTAAAAGACCCTATTTTTAAAAAAAAGTATCTACATGCACAAGTAGATATGGCTAAAAAGTTCAAAGATTTATTAAAAAGACAGAATACCTACCACGCCTCTTAATATGCGAAATTTGGTAGGTCTTTAAGCTGGTGAAGCACAATGGGTAGTGCAAGTGTCTTGTAAACACTAGGATGAGGGTTCGAATCCTTCCATCAGCTCCATAACTAAATAAATGAGAGTTAGTTGTACTAAAGGTGCGTACTCGTCATACGCTTTAGGGAGTAGTTCCCACACCTAATCATAAGGGTCATACGTAGGGCAGATAAACTTATCTTCTACAAGAAGAAAGAAAAATATGCTGCTATGATACTTCACACGAGTGGAATATCATAGATGACTAACCCAACATTATGATAGCTAACTCTCACCCCAACATAATAAAATATGATAAATATAGAAAAATACCGAAATTTAGTACAATATAAAGGTTTAAGTGATAAAGAGATTATAAAAAGGGTTGAAGCAAACGATGAAGAGGACATTTCTAGTTTGTTTCTAGATAAAAAAGAGAAAAAACGTGCTAAAGAGTTACAAAAGAAGTATTTAGAAGATTATACTATAGAAAGTATATCCGATATAAATACTTTAAAACAATTAATATACCTTGAAGTTCTTAATATTCGTTTACAAGAAACAATGAATATAAAGAAAAAAGAGGGTAAAGATTTAAGCGATAAAGTAATTAAAAGTGTTCACGAGAACATTAGAGAAATAAGTAATTTAAAAGATAGATTAGGTTTATCTAAAATAAAACAAGAATTAAACTCATCTGACGCTTTTAAATCAATAGAAATATTAAAAAAGAAGTTTAAAGTTTGGAGAGATAATAATCAAGGTTCTAGAACAACAGTTTGTCCTCATTGTGGTAAAATGATTCTGTTTAAGATTAGAACTGATAAATATGAAGCTCAAAAACACCCGTTCTTTAAAGATAGGGTTCTACATAATACCCACCTGATGAAACTTTTATCCGAAGGTAAGATTACAAAAACGGATATAGGTTTGATTTTAGAAGTCAGTCCTTATTACGTTGATTGGCTCTTATCGAAATTCCCTCCTGTTAAAGTTAAATAAATTATATATAAACAATTATATATACAAATATGCTTACAAGTATAACCGAAGAAGAATTGGAATTCATGGAGACTTTTCATTATACTCCTGCTCTTGTTGAATCTTTATTCAGTAATTTTGACAATTTAGCTGAATTTGATGAAGAGAAATTTGGAGATATAAGATTGGGGCAACTACCTCTATTCTCTTTTGAATATATTATAGCTGAAGACCCTAAACTTAATGATAGACAGAATTTTCAACTTCGGGAAGGTGCTGGAACTCTTTATTGTTTCGGAGGAAGAAACTTTGGAAAGAGTTTATGCGTAGAAACATTGGATTTAATGGCTTCTATGGTTTGTTTAGAGAATGAACATGTTGGTTTTAGTTCGCTTGACTCTTTACATATAAGAGGTATATTAGAAAAAGTAATAGTAGGGCTTCGTAATCACGACTTTTTAAAAATTTATGGCGCTAATATAAAAAGAAGTCCTAATTATAATATATATCTAAAAAACGGTTATCTTTTAGATAGTATTAATATGAATCTTCAAAGTCCGAAACCTGGAGCAGGATTTTTCCAGAAACATTTCAAAAGACTTTATTTGGAAGAAGCAAGTTTCGAAACAGAGGAAGTTTACAAAAAGAGACAAGATAGTGTTGATGAAGATGGTTGTGTTATCAGAAGTAGTGGCATGACAAATTTCACAAAGTATAGCCCTGCGGGTAGAGTTTTTTATGATTTAAAGAAAAAACCTTGGGTAGCTAATTTACCCCAATATGTAAATCCTAAATTTGACGCTTCAAAGAACGAACAAGCGAAGAAAGAACATGGAGGGGAGGGGAGTTTAACTTTTAGGGTTTTCGTTAAAGGAGAGGTCATTGAAGAAGGAATTTCGGTATTCGACATGACTAGGGTTAAGAAAAACTACATAGATACTAGAAAAATTAAGTTTTTTGAGATAAAACGAGAAAACTACACTAATTTTAAAGATGTATTAATGGTTGAACCTATTAAACAAGCAAGCGTATCTTATATGTGTGCGGATATTGGAGAAACTGCTCCTTCTGAAGTTATAATACTTTTTAAAGTGAATAATGTATATAAATATACATATAATATAACTTTATATGGTTTAACTGACAAAGAACAATTTAAAATATTCTATTGGCTTATTAAAAAGCTAGGAATAACTTTTACTGGTTTAGATACTACTGATGGTATGGGTAGAGCTATTTTCCGTTCTTTATTAGAAGTAGTTCCTAAAGAACATTTGGTGTGGTGTTCTTTTAACGAGAAAATAAAAGTAGATTTTGAAAAAGATGATGAAGGTAATGTTTTATTTAAAAATGGAGCACCAATACATAAGGAAGAACATGTTTGGGCTTGGTCAGTAAAAAGACTAAAAGATTTACTCTACGAAAAAGGTAGAATAGAAATACCTTTAGATTATAAATTTGACAGAGAAATGAATTCAGTAGTTGCTGTACAGAGTGGTAACAGAGTGGTATATCAGTGTATAACTGAAAACGGTGACCACATGTTCGCAGCTTGGAGGGTTTTCGCTATTGCTGAATGGTTTAATGAATTTACAAATATAAACCCTATGAGTTCTGGTAAGTTCTGTAAATCAGGCGTATGACAGAGGAAAATAAATGAACCCACAAAATAGAAGTAATATAAATCCTATGCTTAAATGGTTATGGGATATGTTATCTTTATATGGCACAGAAGAAATAACAGTACCAACAGATTTTGAAACACAAATGAATGAATTAAAATGTGTTTTAATGAGTGATATTTCTGGTATTGTAAACTCTACTTTAGATTTTATGATTAATAATGCTTTAGTTAATTATAGTATAGAAACAAACAATGCTAGTCTTACAAAGAAATTAAATGTTTGGATGGATGACATTAATGGAGATTTAAGAGGACAAATTCCTACAGGAATTAATGCTCTAGCAAAAGAATATTTAAGAGAAAGATGGAAAGGTAGTTCTTTATTACTTATGAGAACTACATGGGAAAATGTTGGAGGTATAAAACTTCCTACTAAAATTTGGTTTTTAGATGGAGCAAATGTTTCTATAGAACAATCAGGTACTAGAATTATAGGTGAGGAAAAATATGGAATAAAAATAGAAGATGATAAAATAAAAAAATTACCAACAAATAAAGATGAAAGAATTTTTATTCAAAAACCTTACTCTAGTTGGAATACTTTATATCCTACTCCATTTTTATTTCAAAGAGGAATTTATAAAAATTTAAAAATACTTGAATTATTAAATACTAAAGGTGAAAAAATTGTAGGAAAAGCTATGGAGTACCTTTTATTAATGAAAAAAGGTTCAGAACAAACAGCTTTGAAAGGTTCTCCTGAATTTATATATAGTCAAGAAGATTTAGACAAAGCAAAAACAGATTTTGAGGATATTATATCAAGAAGCAAAAATGAAACAGGAACTCCTAAATATGTAACTAATTTTGATACTGATATATCTCATATAATACCAGAATACACAAAAGCTATAAATCAAGCTTTATATTCACCTATAGAGAAAAGAATTTTAGCTGGTATGGGTCTTATTGAAATAGTAGAGGGAACTGCTAGTAGCAGAAAAGAAGGTATACTTAATCCTAAACCTCTTATTTCAGAAGTAAAAGACGGAATAGAAGATTTTAAAACTTTAATGACCGATTTAATAAAAACTATTATAGATGTAAATAAAGGAAGTCATAGAAAATATTTTACTGAAAGTAAAATTGAAATTTATTCTTCTCCGATTAAAATGTTTATGGATAAAGATATGCGTGACCACATTAGAAGTCTTTATGATAGAGGTGTTATTTCTATGAGGACTTACGTTGATATTTGTGGTGAAGATGTTTATTTTGATGTTGAGAAAAAGAGAAGGGCTAAAGAATTTGCTGATGGTACAGAAGAATTAATGTACCCACATTTAGTACAGAATCAAGAACAACATGAAGATAACAGAGATGAAGATAACGACCCTACTGAAGATGAAGGTAAACCTGGTGATAAAAGAAGTATAGAAAAAAAGAATTATGATAATGCAGGATATGAAGAAGCACCTTATAAGAAAAATAAAGATTTACCTAAAAGCGTAAAAGTATTACCTCCAGCAGGTCAAACTCTTTGGAGAAAAGTATTTAATAAGAGTTTACCTAATGGAGAAGATTACGCTAGAAAAGTAGCTTGGTCAGTTGTTAAAAAGACTTATAAGAAAGATGGAGATAAATGGGTTAAGAAAGGTTCTGTAGATAGAGCATTATTAGAAGAAATAGTTTTTTCAGTAGTTGAAGAAGCATTGGCAAAAAAGAAAGAAACTGATAAATTAGAAAAAGCTTCTACTTCTATGGAAATTATAAATTTGAAATTAAAAGAAAAACAAACAAAATTAATAAATAAATTATTAGATGAAGGTGAAGATAAATAATGAAACTATTTAAAGATAAAGACCTAAAACAAGAACTAACAAATACTCTAGATTTGGGTACTGTTTTAGCTGGAGAAACAAAAGAGTATATTTATTATGTATTAAATAATACTGATTCAGAATTAACTGACTTAAAATTTAAAATAGAAAAAGAAGAAGTACAAGTAGTTGAATTTCCTAAAGAGTTGAAAAAAAACGAAGTAGGAACTTTAAAAATAAAATGGACACCCTCTATAACTATTAAATCGGGGTTACAAACGATTATAAAAATAGATGGGTTTGAAATTTGGGGATAATAAATGGCTTCTGGCATATATAACAAACTCAAGGCAAATTTAGCCAATAAGATAGTTGATATAGAAGTAGATACTTTAAAGATAGCCCTATTAGATAGTAATCACTCTTTTGACGCAGATAATAATACTTGGGCTGATGTTTCTGCAAATGAAGTTGTGGGAACAGGTTATACAGCAGGTGGGGCAACGCTGGCTAACGCTAGTGTTACACAGGACAATACTAATGATTTAGCAAAAATAGATGCTGATGATGTAGTTTGGTCTGGCTCTACTATAACAGCTTCTTTTGCTGTTATATATGACGATACTTTAGCAAATAAAGATTTGATTTGTTGTATAGACTTTGGAGGTGATGTATCTTCTACAAACGGAGATTTTACAATAGAGTTTAATGCCAGTGGTATTATAACTATAACTTAATATGAAATTATATAACGAGTTACTAGAAAAATATAATAATTGTAGTAATGATGAACTTTTAAATTTTATCAGAAAAAGAGGATTACAATTAAAATTTAATAAGCAGCTTGAAACAGTAAGAGATAACTATAAAGAAAAAGTTGAAAGATTTGAAAAAGAATTAGATTCTCCTATGGAAGAGGAGATACCTGATTCAGATAGAAAAATATTAGAAAAAAGAATTAGAACTTTTACTGATAAATATGTTTTAATTTTAAAAGAATTAGAATTAAGAGAAAAGAAATTAGTAACAAGAAAACCTAAAGGTACTGTTTATTATGTTGACACTAATAACAGTACAGGTGCTTTAACAGGAACACTTACTTTTACTAATGGTTCTACAGCAGTTAGTGCTGCTGGAGATGGTGCTTTTACTAGTGAATTAGCGGTAAATGATTATATAAGAGTATCAAATGGTCGTGAGTGGTATTTAGTAGCTTCTATAACTGATGATGATAATTTAGTTTTAGGAGATGCATTTTTTCAGGCTACTTTAACCGATACTACTGATGCTACTTTATATAATTCCGAAGATGGTACAACAACAGGTGGAGCTTTTGCTCATATAGAACAGGCAACAAGAATTACTACTTTAGTTGCTGGTGATATAGTAAAGTTAAGAGCTAATCAATCTCATATTTCTGGAGCTGCTAATATAGAAACTGATGATGATGGGTCAATTAATGAATACATACAAATAAAAGGATGTGATTCTTCTGATGACCCTTGGAGTGATGGTTCTGATGTTAGACCTACTCTTGATTTTCAAAGTGAATTAGAAAAAAGATTTTATATTTATAGATGTGATTTTTGGAGATTTACTAATTTACAAATTATAGGAAACGAAGGCACTACTGGTGGTATGCGTTTTCATCAATGTGGTCATTCTATAGTTGAAAATTGTGATTTTCATAATAATAGACGAGGATTACTTTTAAGTTATTATGTTCATGATTATTTAATTAAAGATTGTAATTTTTATGAAAATTGGGATATGAATATGTATGTTAATAGATGTGTTGCTAAAATGGTTAATTGTGTTTTTGAAGGAAGTG